TGCAAAATGTGCCATAATGTTTCTCCTTATATATTAATTTTAATTACCATTCAACTACTGAAATTTGTATCTTATTATAACAATTCCTGAACCACCTGCACCAGAGGCTTCACCTTGTTCTCCACCGCCTCCGCCACCACCACGGTTGGTTGTTCCTTGCATACTTGGAGTAGGTGCTGGGCTTCCCCCATTACCTCCAACTCCTCCTGTTCCACAAGAAGATCCTGCTCCATTACAATTGTTTGATGGTATACCACCAGATCCACCACCAGCACCCCCAGCGTAAGCTGTTGGAGATGCACTTATTGATGTTGTTGCTCCTGTTCCACCCTGCCCTGGTCCAGGGCCTCCACTAGCGCCAACTGTTGTTGCACCTCCGCCACCACTTCCTTTATTTGGTGCGCCACAACTTGGTGTACCTCCCCCATTTTTTCCTTGAGCGGGACTAGTTGGGGGTGTGTTTCCTGTTCCACCGTTTTGAGATCCAGAACCTCCATTACCTCCACCACCTGAACCACCATCACCACCGTCACCAGCTGGTTTATTTCCTCCACCAAATCCACCACCTGCTGATGTAATTGTTGAAAAAGTTGAATTGCTTCCAGTGTTACCTGGTGCAGTAGGACTTGTTGGTGAAGAAGACCCTCCACCACCAACTGTTATTGGATAACCTTGAGCTGTGACTGTAATTCTATTTGGTGCACTAGGTCTGCCATCTAAAGGACTGGCTGTATATGGTGTTACTGGAGATTTACTTTCTCTAAAACCACCGGCTCCACCTCCACCGCCACCTAAAGTACCGCCAGATCCGCCACCAGCTACTACTAAATAAGAAATTTCGTTATTAGCAGATTCAGTCGCTACAGAGCAAACTGTAAAAGTTCCTGGTCCAGTAAAAGTATGTATTTTACAATTACCAGAAGTTGTAATCGTTCCTCCAGTCGCTGTTATAAAACTTGCACCATCTACAGTTGATGTTGAATCTTGCACTGCTCTCCACCCTTTTGTTGAATCGACAAAAACTAAAGTAACTGATTGATCTTCAGTATCTAAAACTGCATTGGCATTTACGCCATTAACTTTATCTGATCCGTTAGGTGTAAGTGTTAATGCATTAGTGTTCCAAGTGTTTGCATAATCTTTAAAAGCAACAATAGCACCTGCAGAACCTGCCGGTAAATTAGCAGTGATTGCTCCACTTGTCGTATTTACAAAATAACCTTCGCCGTCTGCAGCCGTAAATCCTGATGTTTTAACTGTTGTATCCCAATCAACAGTTCCAGTTCTTCCAAAACCTGTCTGACTTGCTCCACTCGCAAGTGATACTGTGTCTCCAGAAGCACCTAATGTAATTGTAGTTCCTGATTGAGAAATTATGCTTCCGCCATCAGTTGCTTTTAATGCAGCAGATTTTAAATCACCTGATACAGTTAAATTATTACTTACTGTTACTGGAACACCTGATGATACTGTTACTGAATCACCAGAATCTCCAACAGTTACTGTACCACAATTTGTTCTTGGACTAATTTTATTTACTTTTACTTCACTCATAATTTACCTATTGAAATTTGTACCTTATTAATACTATACCAGAACCACCATTTCCACCTGGTCCTCCTGGGTTATTTTTTCCACCACCTCCACCACCTCCAGTGTTAGTTGTTCCTGCTGTTCCTGTACCTGAACTATTAGTTCCATTAGCACCTCCACCAACGCCTCCACTACCTGCAGGTGTAGAAGGAGTTGAACCAGATCCTCCACCGCCTCCACCAGCAAACTGACCGCACGCAGATGCTCCATTAGCTGGACCATTTGCAATATAAAAAGGTTGAGGAGCAGTTCCAAATATAGGAGCAGCGGGACTTCCTGCACCCCCTGAACCTGCTGTTTGTGGGCTAGGTGCTACATCAGTGCCGCACGCAGCAGCGCCACCACCGCCACCACCGCCTTGATAAGGTATACCTGAACCAGGACCTCCACCATCCCCACCTGAATTTCCTTGAGATGGACTAACTGGAGGTGTATTTCCTGCTCCTCCACATCCATCATTTGTTCCTCCTCCACCACCTGATCCACCTGCTAAACCGTCATTACCAGGACCTGTGTTTAATCCACTTCCACCACCGCCGCCACCAGCTGACGTAATACTTGAGAAAATTGTATTTGAACCTGAAGATCCTGTATTTGGAGCTGGATCGCAAGCTGCGCTAGGTGCGGGTTGACCACTACCTCCTGCACCAACAGTTATAGGATAGGCCGTAGCAGGAGCTGTAAAACAAGACGCCATTCTAAATCCGCCAGCACCACCTCCACCACCATTGGAGTTTCCACCACCTCCTCCACCACCTACAACTAAATATTGAACTGTATTTGAACCTAATGAGTTTCCTGCACACGAAATTGTAAAAGTACCTGGACCTGTAAATTTATGAATTTTAAAATTTCCACAAGTGGTAATACATCCTCCTGTTGCTGTAACAAATAATCCACCAAGGGTTGAACTATCATCTTGTGTTGGAACCCAACCTTGGGTTCCGTCTACATAAACAAGAACTACTGATTGACCATCAGTGTTTAAAACTTGATTAGATGCAACACCATTAATATTAGAACTGTTTCTTCCTAGTGTACAATTATTTGTTTCAAATTTAGATGCATAGTCTTTTATGGCAACAATATTACCAGCAGAAGGTGAGGCAGGTAGCGTTACAGTTATAGCTCCACTTGTTGTATTAACAAAATAACCTTCACCATTTACTGCAGTGAAATTTGCTGTTTTAGCAGTTGTCTGCCAATCTACGGTTCCTGATCTACCAAATCCTGATTGAGATGCACCTGATGCAAGAGAAACGGTATCGCCACTTGCACCGATAGTTATTGTGTTAGAGCTTTCATTAATGATGTTAGCTCCGCATTGATTTTGTATGTTGTCTACTTTAATTGTACTTGTCATAATTATTGAAATTTATACCTTATTA